AGTTGTTATTGAAGAGGAAGAACCCGTCCCAATCCAATTCACCAGTTTCTTCATCCACCACTTCTTCACACTCAAAACCCATAAGTTTTGCGTGGTCAAAAGACCATTTTTGCTCCGTGATGATAAACACAGGAAGGATACCCCTCTTTTGCGCATCAACCGCAGCCTTTACCAACGCAGTAGTTTTACCCGTGTCAGAGTGACCCAAGAACATATTCAAATGCCCCATAGCCGGACCTGGTACCCCAACCGCATCCAAAAATTCAGTACCCAAATCATAAAATCTTTGAGGTTTGAATTTTGCAGAAGAAGAGAACTTCTTCTTTATTGAACTAAAATCTTTTTTCTTAATTGCCATAGTTTTTGTATTTCGATTTTTTCGTTACGAACTTTTCGTAATGAAAAAGATGGAAGGGATTTCTCCCTCCCATCTGTTGTTTTGGTTTTTTAGAAAGGAAGGTCTTCGTCAACCTCCATTTCTGCTTGTGGGTCTTCCACTTCTTCCTTAACCACCTCTTTTTTAGTTGTAGTACCTCCGATAGTCTCGATGTCTTCACCATCACCATATACGAACTTCTTGAGGTCTGAGTCCCATCGTGGTGTCTCTCCACGAGCAATAGCCTCCAAATATTCTACAGGACGCTGAGCATAAACGTCAGACCATGTCATCTCGTCTTCCATCCACTCCTTCATCTGGTCCGCGTCTTCACTCAAAGGTGATGGGTCGTCATACATAATAGTTTGAACAACCGTGTATTCAATACCTGAATTAGTCTTAGACTTAGCGAGTTCAACAATCAAATCACGACCTTCGTTAGCGTCGGTGATATCACCTTTTGCCCTCCAAATAGGGATGATTTTATCCAAGATACCCTCTTGCTTATAGTTATCCTTAAATCTCCAAAACTTAACTCCATCCTCTTCGTTATCACGGTCGATAAGTTTTACAATGTAGAACTTACGAGAGCGATATTGCGATGCAAGTTTCTTGTCGGACTCTTTACCTGTAGACATCAACTCTTCATAGACCTCAGTCAAAGGTGAACGCTCACCATCGTTTTTACCTGGGTCGTACAATTTAACCCACTTACCATCAACTTGGACTTCGTGGAACCATACTTCTTTGAAGGGAGATGAACCGTCAGGTGTAGGAAGGATACGAACCCGTGCTTGTCCTGATTTTGTTCCTTTAGGGAGATACGTAGTGAAGTACTTCTTCAAACGTTGCTCCTGTGTCATACCGTCTCCGCCACCGCGAGACTCTGTGTTTTTTTCGTACTGTGCCAGTACTGCGTCGAGTGCATTTGCCATTTTTGTTTTTCTTTTATTCGTTAAAATTTTATCTGTTACTCAAGTAAAATATAACAACGAAAAACGTTAAGTCAAATCACCACAAAAAAAAAAGACCGTTAGTAACGGTCTCTTAAATGTTCTTCATCCATGAAGTATGGGGGGTCATAAATATTTCTGTCCACTCGTATTATTAATTCAAATATAGAATCATTATCAGTTTTCTTTAAAACAAGGATATAACCGTCTCTATCTACAAATGGCTCGTCTATTTTAATTTCTCTTTTAAATCTTTGTGTTGGCCTTTTACCGTCCCACTCTAATTCAAGTTCTGTTAAAAAATAATAATCTTTTGGGTTCTCAAAAAGTTTATTCATTTTGGCATTACCACAACTACTTAAAATTAAAAAAGAAAATATTAATAATATGTTATAAACCTTCTTCATCTTCAAATGGTCTATCAAAAGATTTTTTTATGTCACCGTCTGAATAATTTTCAACCTCATCGCTAGTTAATACATACTCATTTTTACCGGTTTTTTCAAACTCATCTTGTTTATCTATAAAGAAATCACTTAATTTTTGATTATATGGGTAACTATCCAAACTTCTTAATTGTAATTTTTCTTCAGGTGACTTTTGTCTGTATTTTTCTACTTTTTGTTCTAAATCATTTATTTTATTTAAAATAGTATCCATTTCACCTAACTTAGAAGTTAAATCTTCTAACTTACTAAACATACCTTCCATATACTCGTCTTGTTTGTCTGAAATATCTTTTTGAGTATTAACTAATTCGGTAACGTCTAATTCTTCAGTACCTTCTTCATCTGACATTTCATTTTCAATTCCTTCGTCACCAACAACTTCAACATCAGGGTCTGTTTCGATATCTACTGGTTCAGGTACTTCTTCTGCCCCCGACATATCTTCACTTCCTTGGGGTGTTGGTGTTAAATCATCCGTAGTTTCTTCACTGCCCCCCTCATCAGGTAATGGTGGTAACTCGTCCTGTTCTTGGATATAATTATTTATATTTTTATATCTTTTTACCTCTTCTAATAATTTTTTCTCTAATGACATTTTAGTAAATATTTAACCGTTTAATAGTGTTTTAATACCTGTGGGTGTTTCAACTCTAAGAGTCTTATTTAAATTCATCGTGTTATCAACTCTTTCTATTAGACCGTCTCTCATTCTAACAGTATAACAGTCTCCGGTATCTAAGTCACATACTTCTTTATAACCGTTACCTCTATCGGTTTCAGTTAATCTTGTATCTTTTTGTAAATAAGTATCCAATAAATTTTTTATATTCATAACTCTTTTTTTATATAAATATGTTAATCATAGTGAATATTCAAATACCACCTCTACTAATCACTGATGTGAATATTCCTAACCATTCTCTATATTCTTTTTCGTATTGACTATTACCTGTTATTTTCTCAGTCACTTCATTATATACACTACTAGCAGTACCGGATAAATTACTTTCTAAATCATATATTTTCCATATATAAAGTACTGCAAGTGTTTTTGCGGTTATACGTTCGACGGAACCAACAGAAACACTTTGTACATGATTAAAAAGTGACTCCGTAAAGTTACCCATACTATTAAATGATGCGTACATAAAGTCCAACGCATTCTCTAAACTATTAAATGACGCTATTGGTATTATTAGTGAACCATTTTCTACACAAGTCTGTTTTAAGAAATAATCAGACCTATTATTAGGTTTAACTAATTTAGTTGTAGGTAGGTCAACAACATTATAGTTATAACAACCTTCTCTTAATGATTTATTTTGTGTAGACACACCATATATAAATGTTTTAATTTTATCACTTGTAAAACTTTTAGTATTTAAATAATCTATGACATCCTGAGCTCTTATTTCCGTTTTAACTAAATCAACGAAATCTTTATCTGAATAAGCGGTTAATGACTGACATTTTTCGGTTGAGCCTTGTTTTATTTTTGTTAAATCAGATAACGCAATTGTATTACTTGTTGTCGCCGTAGTCGTATTATCCTCTATCTGTCTTAATTTCTTTTGATAGGATTTTAGTATCTCCTTATTTATACTAACCACCAATTTATCAGGTGGTGAAAGAGAATATTTAGGTATTCTTATCCCACTAAAATTCGTGACAAAACCTCTAACACTAATATTGTGTGAAACATTCATTATCATATATGGTCCATAGAATAATGGTACATTAGTGAGATTAAAATACATAGTGGGTTGTATCATTACATTACCCATAGATTGTACTTGACAGGTGTACGAACGGGTTCTGTAAAAATTATATAATGATTGTGATTGTTGAGCAACTTGTTGTCCCGAAGCCTGTTGTCCTAATCCCGCAAGAACTTGGAAGGTAGGTCCTATATTTTTGTGTTGGTTCATATCGATTGATATTGAATTAAATACGCCTTGGTTTCGTTTTCCAAAATCAACTTGGAAACCAACACATCGATTACTTTCCGAAAAGTTTTCTTTGTTTTCTTGATTTTCTCTCAAAGGACATGTTGAAGGATTTGTTATATCAAATGAGTCATCTCCTCTCCTTACATTTGGATTTTGTCCCATACCCGCATTTACGGAAGGTTCTCCAACATATATACCTAACATTCGAGGTCTACTATCTCTTGTATCTACTTCCATAAACGTGCCAAACAAATCGTTTGGAATATCTTGGGGGACCGGTTCCCCCGCTTTAACTCTTTCATCTCTACCGTAAAAATTAGTATAGGCAGGTGTGGGTATAAATGTGAAATTATTTTTTTCATATATTAAACCCATTAAACCATATACTGACATCTTTTCACTTCTACCTGTTATAAACCCTTCAAGTTCTGATATGTTTACAACAACTTTATCACCAACAGGTCTGTTAGCCCTATCCATGAATAAAAAGTCTTCAAAAATTGTTCTGTTTTTAAAATCTTGCCCTGATATCCATTTATCGTTCATAGTTTGAAAACTTTTCCATAGTTCAAGTTTTGTCACATTTCCATCTATTTTTGATACATTAAGACTATCTTCAGTAACTGACGAAGATGGTAAATCTCTATTTAATTTTATAAACATTTGATTTAAAATGTCTTCCTGAAACTTTTCTTGTTTTGTCACAAAATCATCAATTTCTGAAACAAATTTTGTCTTATTAAACCCACTATCTTCTGATTTTTTGGATGCGAAAATTTTAATTAAAGACGATAAAAGAATAACATTATTTTCAGTAAATTCTATTTCCATATCTACAAAAAAATCAGTTATATAAGAACCGTTGTCAGAATACTTGAACCCATCTTCACTAAATTCTCCAACATATTCATACATAGCATCCCAAGCTTTAGGATAATTTGTTTTACTATCTGTAAGTGTGGTAGAGCCACCATTTGTAGGTAATGAACCAATTATGTAATTACCAAAATTATATGGGTCAGTAATTTTTTGTGTTGTTAATGAGCCGTAAACTTTATTGTCATATTTACCAGGATTACCTATTTTTAATACAACATCTTTTAATGTTAATAATTCAGTGTGGTATTTTATAAAAGTATTTGATTGTGATTTACTAATTAAATTTAAATCGACATCCATATTATTAGTTAATGTTGGTTTATCGACCATTAATAATGATTTTATTACATTTTTTAAGTTAATGTAGTATTGGTTAATACTTATACCGTTTAAAGTTGACTCTTGATTTTCATATACCGCCCTCCATTTTACTTTTTCATCTTCAGGGACTGAGTTACCTCCATATTGTGACTTAACCTCATAACTATTTAAAAATTCTTCAAACGTCGTTAATCCTCTATTAACTATGTTTGGGTTGAATTTGTTTTCGACTTCACAAAAATTTAAAAAGTGTGTTTCAAAAACGTCTAACATTTCTTTGGTAAAAACTCCGAAAATATCATCGATAGATGAGTAGGTCATAGTGGTATCATTTCCTAAATTAAATGCTTGTTCGTTACCGTTGTTTGGGTCAAC